GCGCATTTGAGATGTTGTCTGGCGCCCCAATGGTTTGCACAACCTTTGCCAGTACAACCGAGGTGTTGTGGTCTCACGTGCCGTCGCCCGTGGCCGTGTCACGTCCCAGTGGAGGTGATCAACGGATGTTGCTGTGTTCCCGTAAGGGTTCACACCACACTGTGCGGATCTCATCCCGCCAGCAGGCACTATTGTGCAAAGCAGCGCCTCCTCTAGCCAGATGTCACCCTGCTGACTCGCTCTGAGAGCTATCCCCTTGGGCCACAGGAGAGACGTGGTGCTACCGCAAATCCAGCTGCGTTCCCCGACCGTGTGGGCCAAACCACGTCCACCACGGCTGGTGGGCGGCGATCGGGGCTGGCAGTTGCTATCGTGCATTCAGGAAAACGCTCAGCTTGTCTGGTCACCCTCCGCACACTGGTGCGGCGACTGTGACATGGTGCCTTGACACCATCCTGCTTGACTGTCAAGCTTCCCCGACGACCCGCGTAACTGTCCGGCCACACTTGCGCCACCGTTGGCTGGCTTCATCAGGGAAATGATAGCGTTAGGCGTACCACCCGCAACCATTTATCCGTCATCACCAGGTCCAGCAGCTACGTGCACCGCACTCTCATCTCGCGGACGGCCGGTTGGCCCTCCAATCAGCACAACTCGGTGGTGCGTTTGTCCCCGCCGTCAGCTAGTTGCACATCCATCACCATGGTCACTCCCCCGCCAGGTGGCAGCCAATGTCCCGTTCTCGCCCCAGGTTGGCCCTGCTCCTACAAGGTTACCCTGTGGTTACGAAAAGCGTAGTGCCGTGCGTCGCTGCACATGTTAAGAAGGTGTGTCCCACCCGCCTACGCCCCGTCCACGTTCCACCGCTCCCCCGCCGCCAGTTTGTGACCACTGACGTTATTGCCCCAACCAAACCACGCATCTGGTGGTGCCTTCTGCTCGGCCGAACCGTTCGCCTCCAGCACCTCCCCATCACCTTGGCACCTCTCGCCCCGTGCGGTCCTCCTTCAGCCTCGCCCGGTCGCACCTTCTGACCTACCCTAAGTGCCGCCGCCAGTCCCCGTCCCCCCCTTTCACCGCTCGGACCAACTTAGTCCCAAAGAGCCAGGCAAGCCTGGACAACTCGATGGGACCACGGTTGGTCTTCGCCCCCCCAGGGCCCGAAGGCAACGAAGGGGACCGTTCTTCACGGCCGATTGTTGGATGCGGCTACCGGCAACTTTACCTGCTCTCGGTGTTCCAGTACTACCTGCTAAACCGCCTTGCGCCCGAACGACACGTTCATCGGCGCCCCGGTGTGGGTATTTGCAGTGTGGTTGAGTTTCTTCAGCTTTCGACTTCAACGCTCGCGTCGTGTCGCGCTAGGCCACTCGGCCCTCAGTCGCCAAGCTAGTCTTGGCCCACTACCCGCCTTGGCGTCGGATCTACGCCCAGTTCGCGGTCGACCCGCCAGTGTGTGTGTCAGTGGGTAAGCCCTGCCCAACCATGCCAATCGTGAGATCCTACCTGGTACGTCAGCCCCCGGTCTCGTTCCCCAGTGCCACCTCAGCAGCCTTGGTTCACTCTGTGTCCCCGGTTCGTGTCGGCTTCCCCGCTTGCGCAGTCGCCCTGGCGTACTCTGACGGCCACGCCCGTAGGCGTGGCCGCGTCTCTTGACTAGTTTATGGTTGCACTACACACCCACAGCTCGTGTTTCAACGCGTCTTGGGTTTCGAATGCGGGTGCCGTCAGCTAACCACGTGGGCAGTGTGGAAAACCGCTAGCGCATGCTGGTTTTACGCCGCAGCTAGGCTAAAATGGGCTGGGGTCGCCGAAGTCTCCCGCAGTCACCAAGTCGCTGGCCATAGGGGGGAGGGGTCGCAACACCCTGGCCTCACCCACCTAGCCCATGACGGCAGGTGGGCTGTTGCCCCCCCCCGGGGATCGGCTCCCCGGGCTTGCCCAGTGGCTTTCGGTGCCACCGAACCTGCAGCTTCGGTTGTGGTTTGGTCGGCCTGACGGGTCTTGTCCCTCTTCCTGTGGGGACTTCGTGTTTTTATTTCGCCCGGTTTATCCATCCTCCCCACCGCCCCGCCCTAGGACCACCCGCTAAGATGGCCCCAGTTCGGTTTCCGCACAGTGATAGCACACACTGCCTTATTTCGTGCTGGTGTGCGTGCCCTCACCCCCTTCCCTAGTTCGCGCTGCCTTATTTCGTGCTGTTGCGCTCCCCCGGGTTGAGTTCGTGCGGCCCCCACCTGATTTACACCAGGCAGGTGAAGCCTTTCAGCGCTGGCATGTCATATGCGTTGAGCACCCAAGGGTGCACCACATAGTCATCTACCCATTCGTAGTCATCCGGGACCTTAAATTCGGTTGCCCAAATTTGTTGCTCCCATAGCGCCTGCACGTGTTCCGGAACCCCGAAGAGTTCCGAAAAACTTGCCCGCGCCTCGGAAGTTATGGTCGCCGGACCTACCACTTTCACCCCCTTGATCAACATCTCCCGCTCAAGTGCCTCGTCCCGCACGAACTTCGCAGCTGCAAAGTCGCGCAGCACCGCCTGCGCGTACACCTGTGCCACAGGGACACCAGGTGCGCGTGCAAGCAACGCTTGGGCTAGTGTTTTTAGGTGCCCGGCCCGCGCTGGGCCATCATACCTAGTAATCGTGACGAAAGCATTCGACATTAGCTTGTGAATGTCTGCGATCATTCTTGGAGGATTCGTTCTGATCAGTCGCTGTTGACAAAATTCCAGGTCTTCCAACCTAGACACTGTTCGCTCAATTTTCAGCTCGTGACCGTATTCTGCAAAGTCTTCAACAATGGTTTTGGTGGCTTTGCTTAACTCCTTCTTCTCCATGAACAACAGACAGTCATCGCCGTCGTCGTAGATGACCACTTCCACACCGCGCAGCTTGGCCCACCCATAAATCATAGCTATGGTTATTATGGCGTTGCCAAGTGCTGTGTCGGTGTCGCCGGACATCCGTCCCCCCGCTGAACGGTACTTCAGCCCGCCAGGCCCCTTTCCTCTCGAGATTCTAGTTTTGAACAACAACTTCTTCAACTCTGGCATCATGTCTGCATAGAACAACCTACACTGGTCAAGCTGTTCCAGCGTTACGTGGCCATCGAAGTTGGCGGCATCAATACCGAGTATGACTGGATCGTGGAAGGCATCCCATATGTCAAGAATGTCTTGCGCCCGCTGGACTGGGTTTCTCCCCTTGGCCAACAACCGGTACTTCCGCCCTTTGTACGTCTGTCTTATACGATACAATTTGTCTTCTAAGGGCTTGAGGTGCTGTGCGATTGTTATGTTGGCTCTGGGTGTCCGGGCTTGTATGACACGTGGTGCTTTGTGTCCTTTTTCCACGAAATCAGTCTTGTCACGTTTGATGTGTGCCTTGATTTCGAAATCTCGATCTGAAAGGGGCTCGGTGAGCAAGCTCCGCGCCGCGTTGGCGTAGATGGTTCTCTTTCGGCCCTTGTAGTGATCAACTACCTGTTGCTTCGTCATTTTGTGCAATTGTGGCCGCTTCACGAGTTTTCGCAACTCCTCAAATCCGGCGGCCAACATTGCTGAACCATTGGGGGTGGTTCCTGGGAAATTGGCCAGATGGCGACGATTGAGTCCATCCAGCACATTACATGCGCACGCTGCGTGCACTTTGTGCCCCTTGTTGCTCATCCCGGGGCACTCCCAAGGCTTGTACAGCCCCTTGGGTCGGCGACTATGTGTTGTCACAAAGTCCGGCATCCTGGAGACTGTGTGCCCTTCCCTGAGCTCGCCCACGCGCTCAGTTCCCGAACACACCTCCGGATGGAACTCTGGACAACCCTAGTTACCTGGCTGTTGTAGACGACGGGCTGGGCCGAACCCGAAAAAAGCTGCTACCCCCGCCACTATGCCTGGGGAGGCTTCTCCGGAGAGAACCCTACCCCCCTGCAATGCCAAATCCAGACCCGAACTGTCGAGAATGTCAAAAGCAGCCTCCTCATCCCAGGTTTGTAACATTGAGACGGCTACCGCAGTGGGTATCCATTGTCTCGACAAGACCTCCGGGATTGAGTTCTCATTGCACCACCTCACGGCTCGCGCAGTTTGGTTGGTGATCAACGAGGTGCTCCTGACCTTCAAGGCAGCGTGGACCTGTAAGTGCCACAGCAGCTTGCACAATGTCGTGGGCTTGCCCTTTTCCGAGAGCTGGCGCCCGCCGTACTGACGACGATGGAATAAGTACACCGCGTACCGTTTCCCACCGTACTCCACAACGCCCTCGTCAAACTCCAACGCACCCCTCGTGTGGACACGCTGTTCCCTGGCTACCCTTATGCCATCTAAGTTTGACGGGGCCGCCCCACTTTCGCGGGGCGCTGGCGTGCCGGCCAGCCCGTGAAGATTAGGACGGCTCCAAAGCTCGTCCTCCCCGCCTCCGTATCCTGTGGGGATGTTCTGTGTGGTGCTTTCGCGCCACCCATGGCACCCCGGTCGGTCGGCTGCGCACTTGGTGACTTCCTCATGTGAGGTTGGCAACGTGCCCCCAAAGATCTGTTTTAACGACCCGAATACGTCGTCAAACGTCCCGCCTCGTAACGTTTGAATGAGCCCCCTATCTGTAGGGGGAAGTTGCAACCACCAGTTTCGCAAGTTGGTGAAAGGCCAAACCCCGTAGGGATCAGCCTCCCGCCCCTTGTTCATGCTGCGTGACCATTGGATGTGCGCATCTGTATCGTCACTAGTTGCGGCAGCTTCTCTCATGATTTCCACCTG